TGACACGGCTTTAAGGGCGTATATTCAAGGCGATTGCTATAATGCGTAGGTGAAAGAAAGGAGCAAGTCATGACTACTGATGAAGTCAAGAAACAACTAAAGAACGTATACTACTTGGATGGTAGAATCTCATGCTTAGAAGAAGAACTGGCTACCATGGAGAGTAGATTATACAAGTGTACACCAAGCTATAGCAACGTGGGCGGTTCTAACCAAAGCACGTTTGAATACTCACTCGACAAATACCTTGGTTATCGTGATAGGCTCAAAAACGAATGGGACGACTTAATCCAAGCTAAGGAGGATGCAAAGTCTTTGATAGATGTCCTTACGGATGGCACACAAAAACTAGTGTTAATCGAACACTATATCAACTACCACACTTACGAAAATATAGCCGAACGTTTAGGATATTCCGTTAGACAAGTACATAACATCCGTAGGGTTGCAATACAGAACATCGCAAAAACATTTCATTGAATTTCACTATTGGAGTGTGGTATACTTATAATAACGAATAGTGAAAATGATAAAGATAAATCTTCTTATAATATTTTGGTACATTGGGAAACCGCTCTGTACACATAGGGCGGTCAATTTATAACGCATTTGGGAGGTGCTAGGCGTGAAGAGGTCATGTAGTTATTGTGGCAAAATCCACGCACTCAACTATATGTGTCAAGCGAAAGCCAAAAGGCTAATGTCTACACGCATTCGCAACTCCGAGGCGGACAAGTTCCGCTCAACAATGCTATGGCAAAAGAAACGAACAGAAATAAAAGAGCGTGACTTGTACCTATGTCAAGTTTGTATTAGAGCCGTGGGCGTGGACATCAATGCATATGCAAATCGTAAGGTGTCAGTACACCATATAATTCCGCTACAGCAAGACTTTAGTAGGCGATTGGACAACTCAAACCTTATCACGTTGTGCAACTACCACCACAAGTTGGCGGATTCGGGGAAGATTCCAGCTCAGGAGCTGATGGAGATGGTCAACGGGAGCAATCCCCCCCTGCTATGACGTAAATACGTCAAAAAACGCTCTACACCAACTGCTGAGGTTTCGTTTAAAAAATTTTCCCGAAATGAAACCCACACTACTACGTGAATCGAGGTGATTTTTTTATGGCTCGACCTACTAAGAGTATCAACCTAACCAGTAGGCATTTGACCAATGACGAGAAGTCTAAAAGACAGACTGGAGAAGAAAATCTCAAGGGGAATTGCGACAAGCTCAAACCACCTAAGTACTTGACTCTATCTCAAAAAAGAATCTTTAAGTATATTTTGGAGAATCTACAAGCGAGTGGCATTCTAGGCAATTTGGACGTGTACGTTCTCACTAATTGTGCTATAGCTATCGACCGCATACAGATGATGGAGACCGCAATCAACGAAAATACCGACTTGCTGAACGATAAAACTTTTATGGCATCAAAGGACAAGTACTCCAAAGACTTCTTTAGGTATTGTAACGAGTTATCACTATCACCACAGAGCCGTGCTAAATTAGCTAATATCAACATTCAGTCAAACGAGGTTGACCCTTTGTTGGAAGTGTTGCTAAATGACGATTAAGGACAGCAAGGCTTACAAGTATGCGAAGTGGTGTACAGAAGTCAACAACAAGTACGTTGGTGTGTACGTCAAGAAACAAGCCGAACAGTGGCTAAAAATCGCTGACGGTTGTTCCGATGTGGCTTGTGTTGATGAAAAGGCGTTCTCTAAGATTTGCAAAATCTTAAAGCTTATGGTTCATCCTGATTTGAGATGTTCCATCTACGAGGGCATGGAGGATTATGCATGGTTTCTTATCGTAGCGGTGTTTTGCACGAAGTCCAAAGAAGATGGGTCACGGTACTACGAAACCGCATTATTAGAGATATGTAGAAAGAACTTCAAAACATTCAATTCTGCTATAATATTCATAATGGGTATGCTTACAGAACCTAAATTTTCAAGATTCTTTGCGGTAGCACCAGATTTGGACGTTTCAAGCGAATTAAAGGTGCATATTAGAAAAATTATTTCAGTATCGCCATGCTTACAGAAACATTTCCGTATCAAGGTAAAACAAGTAGTCTGTAAGCCTACCGATAGCGAATTTACACCGTTAGCGTATTCCAAAGACCGTATGGATAGCCGTTTAGCTAATATGTTCTTAGCCGATGAGGCTGGGGCATTGGATGAGTATCCAGTGGAGGCTATGCGTTCGTCGCAAATAACCATTGATAACAAACTAGGTATTATCATATCCACACAGTATCCGAACGACAACAACGTTATGATTGACGAGATTGACTATGCTAAGCGTGTTCTGGATGGTTTATCAGAAGATAACCGCTATTTTTCGTTACTATACGAGCCTGACGACAACCTTAGAAAGTCGTGGGAGACTGACGATTTAGTCATATATCAATCAAATCCAGTAGCCTATTCTATGCCTAAAGTGTTCAGCAACATCAAGAAAAAGCGTGAGATGGCTATCCTCTACCCAAACAAGAAAGAAAACTACTTGTGTAAGCACAACAATATCATGTTTAAGGGTTTAGGAACTGAGGGTTACATAGATATCGAAAAGGTAAAGCAGTGCAAAATTTCAGAAGATTTGGAATTTTGGCAAGGCAAAAAGGTATTTTTGGGCGTGGACTTATCTCAAACGGATGACAACACCGCTGTTGCTATGGTTACTATCGTTGATGGTATCATATATGCTAAGGTTTTCGGATTCGTTCCAGAGGGGAAGATTGAATTTAAGAATAACAAAGAACGTGTAGACTACAACAGATTAATCACCCGTGGAGATTGTTTCGCTTGTGGTGATGAAATTATCGATTACAATTTCGTCGAAAATTTTGTGTTATCCTTACCCGAAAAGTACGGCGTTGAGATAGTTCAACTAGGTTTTGACCGTTGGAACGCCATAAGTAGTGTGCAAAAGTGGGAAAGTGCCGAAAATCCTATCGAATGCGTGGAAATTCGACAACATTCAAGCATACTATCAAGTCCAACTAAGCTACTATATGAGTATATTTCCGAAAAAAAGTTTAGGTATGACGACAACAGACTTTTAGAGATTAATTTTGAAAATTCCCGTTGTACCTACGACACAAACCTTAACAAATACGTCAATAAGAAGAAATCTAGTGGTAAGGTAGACATGGTAGTGGCTTTAATCAATGCTATGTATCTTCTACAGCAGGATATCCTAAACCATGACGATTTTGTGGTATATTACTAGTTAGAAAGGCGGAAAACATGGATATTTTGAAGAAAATTTTCCGTCTAGGCGGAAAGAAAGAGAAAAGTTTATCTATCGAGACTACCGAAAGCAACGTTTTGACTGCACTTTTCAATGGTGAAGACGTTACTAAGGACAAGGCATTGGAGATACCAGTAGTTAATTCAGCGATTAACTATATTACTAACCAAATTTCCAGTATTCCTATAGCCTTGTACAGAATCAAGGAAGACAACACTATCGAACGTGTTTCCGAAGATGAAGATATTAGAGTAAAACGTCTAAATGGCGATACTGGCGACACCTTAGATTGTCACCAAATGTGGAAATCGTTCGTTACTGACTACTTACTAGATGGAAACGGCTACATCTACATAAACAAACATAGAAACAAGGTTGTAAGTTATCACTATGTAGATTGCCGAAAAGTTAGCAGGGTCACCAATAACGACCCTATCTTCAAGGATTGTTACTATTACATCAATGGTGAACGCTACGAAGATGAACAGTTCATAAAAATTTTGCGTTCGTCTAAGGATGGCGTTTATGGCAGAGGTATCCTACAGGAGAACACACAAATATTAGCCATAGCTTATAATTTGATGGTGTTCACTGGACGGATGGTCAAGAACGGCGGAAACAAAAAGGGATTTCTCAAACTGGACAAAAACCACGCTGAACCCGAAATGAAAAGAATCAAAGAGGGTTGGAGAAACTTCTACAACGCTGAAAACGGCGAAAATATGTTAATTTTAAACGCTGGTATGGACTTCAAAGAGAGTTCCAACACCGCTGTTGAACTACAGCTAAACGAAAATCGTAAGGCTATCAACGACGATGTGCTTTTACTGTTTGGCTTGTCCGATAC